CGAAGGTGACAGAGGTTCCGGTCGTCGCTGCGGTGACCATGTTTTCGGCGAATGAGGTCGCCTCGCCCCAATCCTGGAACGCTCGCACGTTGAGTTCCCACGTGACCGGCTGAGACTTCGCGGCGTTGCCGGTGAGCGTGATGTATTGATCGACGGTCTGGGACGGGGTGAGCGTCACCTCTGCCGTCTGGATCGAGTAGGCGACAGAGTTGATCTCCAGCGTGAGCTGGCGTCCTGTCTGGATAACGAGTGCCATTTTCTAGGGTTCCCTTCTTACGGTGATTTGGACGGTGAGCTGATAGCTCGGGAGCTCCTGGCCTCCGGTGGCGTAGACGCCCGAAGTGCCAGAAAGAACGAGAATGCTCGGCAGCTCGACGATCGAGTCGACGAGTGTCAGAGCTGCGAGAAGAGCGTCGCGGTTTCCTGGCGGTGGCATGACCACCGATACCGGGAAGTCGAACGCGACAAGGTTGGACGAGATGACAGTAAACGTCGGCGGGTCGACGATGACTGAAGGCGGCCGAAGGTTGCGAACGTCGTCGATAACCGGCAGGCCGGCGTCATCGAGAATGTCGACGAGGATGCCGTAGGCGTCGGTGAAGAGGCCGGCCATTAGTGGACTCGGGGCCTGTTACATCCGATGAGCCGAAGAATCTGGCCCATCGTTCCGACCGGAGCGATCGCCGGCATATCTTGGAACGAGGCGAACGAGTCGACCGATCCGCGTTCCCGGTAGAGGGTGCCGGCGTAGAGGATGGTCCCGAGTTTCACGTCGGAGCCGGGGACGGCGTTCGGGAGATCCGTGTAACCGGATTTCCTTCTGCGCTCGAACACCCAAGAGTTGGCGGCCTCGACGCAGAGCGCGAGATAATCCTCGTCGCTTTGGGACGCCGGTTCGACTCCGAGAAAGTCGAGGACGTCTGTGTCGTCCGCCCAGGTGACGATGACTTCAAGAAGTCCTGTCACCTCGACCTCAACAATGTTCGCGTGATTCTTTTCGTATTCGATCCAGAGATCGGTCGTGTCGACGGCCGTGATCGTGTGCTGACCGTCGAACGGGTGGCCGACTCCAGCTGTACGGGTCGTGTAGCCGACCTCGATCCCAACGACGTCGGCGAGGGTGAGCCTCGCCACGTCGTCTGTCAGGGATGCGGCTGTGACTGTTTTCGTAAGCAAGACTTCACCTCCTCGCCTTCGTCATTTCTGTAGGGGGATCAGGCCGGGTCGACGAGCTTCACGAACGCGCCGGCTTCGAGCATGGCCGAAGCGAAGTATCCGCGATAGGCAAGCTCGACGGCGAGCGTCGACGGCCTCTCGACTCGGATCGCGCCCTTGTTCTGCTCGTAGAGCTCGAAGGTTCCGGAAGGGTTGCCGATGATGAACGTCGCGGCGGCGAACTTGCCGGAGACGACGAACGTCAGGCCGAGACCGGCGACGACGAACGTCGAGGGGCTCATCGTGCCGGCGGCGTTGCTCGGGCCGACTGCCGGGAAGATCCGGTCGCCTGCGGCGGTCTTCGCCTTGCCGAGGGTCGCCCAGCGATCCGGGGACAGGAAGACGTGAGTCGGGAGCTCGTCGATCTCGCCGTTAATGGTGGCGGAGGCGTCGAAGAGGGCGTCGAGGATCTCGTCGCCGTCTGCCCAGTCGGTGATCTCGTCCTCTTCGGTGACTCCGGAGACGAGAGCGGCGCAGGCGACTTCTTCGGTCTTCTTCGCGTAGACGCGTCCCATGTCCTGAAGGACGAGGTTCACGGCGGCCGGGTCTGTCCAGTCGATCTCCTGCTCGGAGATGAGCAGAGCGCCTCCGTAGGTCTTCTTATCGACCTGGACGCGGGAGATCGTCAGCTTCTGCGAGGCGAGCTCATCGAACTCAGCGGCCTGAAGACCGACCTCGGTGTGCTGGGTGATCTTGCGACGGTAGAACGTCTCCGAAGCGCGTGGCATTGCGAGAGTGCCGATCGTCGAGACGAAGGGCCGGCGATCGTTGAGTGCGCTGTAGACCTCGCCGATGAGCGGCTCGGGGAGAATTCCGGGGGTGTCGCCGAGTCCCATTTCGTCGAGGACGGCGCGAACGCTCGGCGAGATGTTCCCGCTTGCGATCTGGCTGATGTATTCGGCGGCCGTGACCTTCTTGGGAGTCGCGGCGATCATGATGGGAGCGGTCGAGAAGGTCGCCTCGACTGCGCTGCTGTCTGGGTTCATTGTTTCTTCTTCCTCCTGGGAGTCGGTTTCTTCTGTTTCTTCCTCTTCCTCGGGAGAGGCGGAGGGTTCCGACGCGGCGACCTGAGTCACTTTCGCCTCGGAGAACGCGCCGAACGGGACGAGAGACAGCTCTCGCCAGCGTCCGGATTTCACGACGAGAGTGTCGCCTTCATAGTCGAAGTCGTCGACCTCGACGCCGACAGAAACGGAGTCGAGCACTCCGTCCATTGCGAGCGTGAGAGCTTCATCGCCGGCTGAGGTTGCGGAGATCTTCGCCGAGAAGAGCATTCCTTCGGCGGTGGCGACTCGCTCGTCGACTATGCCGATCGGCTGGCCGAGATCGTGGTCTCGGATCAGTTTCGGGGCGGGGCCTTCAGCAGAGATCGAGTTTTCGAGGAACTTCACTCGACCGGTCGAGGCGTTCGCTGGACTGTTCCAGGGAACGGCGATACCCATAATGCGGCGCTTCGGTGCTTCGTCGCCGGCTGAGGCCTCGACGGAGATCGCCGACTTCAGTTCGAGTTTCATACGGTGGACTCCTGCGGGGTCGGTTGGTTGGTGGCCATGTCGAGCGGGTCGGCTGTCCAGGCGGAGCGGTCGAGTTTGACGATACGGCCTCGCGGGGTTACTGCGTCTGAGCTGAGGGTCTGCTCGATGACCTCGATGTAGGGCAGAGCGTCCTGTGCGAGCTGCTGGCGAGCGTCGCGGACGTTGTTGTAGGTCATGCCGGAGCCGGTCGGCGCTCCGACGAGAGCCGGGGAAACATTCACGAGGCGAGCGAGCTCTAGCGCCTGGTGCTGGCGTGCCTCGACGAGCTGGAGCCGGCTCGGATCCATGTCGGACTCGTTCCATTTCCAGCCTCGACCGAGTGCGGCGATCGCGTCGGAGTCTCGGGCGTCTTGCCAGCCCTGGGCGACGTCGCTCAGATAGTCGTCGTCGAGGAGATCCCCTTCGGTTTGTTCGAGCCAGCCGAAGGCGGCCGGTGTCGTGGCGAAACGCTGAGAGGCTCGATCGAGTCGCTCGGCGGTGATGATCGCACGAGCGCCGACAGTCAGGAGCGGAGAGTTCGGCGAGTAGAAGACGATCACGTCGCGTGTCGGGATCTGCTGACCGTTAAGCGAAAGGGTGTATTCGCCGATCGGAACATTGCCGGCGAAGAGCGCGGCTTCCATGTTCACCATATAGGCGGGGATCCATTGGAACTCAGCCGGGAAGCCGACCGGTCGATCTCCGTTCGGGGCGTACCGCTTGGTCACGTACCAGTAAGCGCGGCCGTGAAAGAGAAGGTCGTCGAATGTCCAGGCGAGCGTATGGGAGCGGGTCGTGCGCAGCTCTGGGCGCAACATCCAGGGTTCCGGGGAGAGCGGGATCTCGACGACATTCTCCCCGTCCCATTGGGTGCCGTACTGCCGGATCGGGAGAGAGCCGATCAGAGAGGCGAGAAGGTCTCGACCTCGGGAGATCGTCGGCAGAGCCATAGCTCGCTCCCGGCCAGCCCCAACAGCGACCGAGAGCGAGCCGAGCGGCGTCGCGGAGCCCGTGCCGGCTCCGGTCGCCCGAACGTGACGAGCGTCGACATGAGTCGATCGAGCTACTCGCTTCGAGAAGAGTCCCACGATGCCAGTATGACCGACTCGACTGGTCGAATGCTGGCGAGAGATCGAGATAGAGAAAACGGATTACCTGCGCGCTCTTCCGATGGACGGCCGGGAACTCCATTTTGCTTTCGAGGCGAGGGCGGCCGCCCAGACTGCGCACCTTGCGAGCTCGATCGGCCCTGGGCTTTTCTGTGAACTGAGAACGACGCCGGCCTGAGTCTTCGAGGCGACTGCTCTCGCCATATGCTCGGCGAGAGTGTTTTCGCCGGTGTGAAGTATCCGACCTTCGTAGATCATTGAGCGGACGAGCGCAGTCCAGCGCACGAGCTCCCCGTAGCCGACTGTCGTCTTCCTCGACGCCAACTCTGGCGGGGCGTGAATGTCGAGCGACGGAGGGAGAGCGAGCTGCGCTCCGGCTGGGAGCCGGCTCCGTACTTCCGCCCAGAGCTCTTGCTCGGTGCGCACGACGAACGCGGTCGAGAGGATCACCTTCGACTCGAAGGGATGAGCGAAGAGCCCGACGTAGCGGGACTCGTCGAGGGAGTGCTCGACGGCGAGGACTGTCGGAGTCGGGAGCTCCCCTTCGTAAACGAGTTTCTCCCAAGTGCCAGGGTCGAGCCAAGACTGGTCGGAGGCCACCCAGAGATTAAGCGAGGCTCGGAGGAAGGCGGCTCGGTTCGGTGCTTCGCTCTCGGCGATCAGCGTGTCGAGCTCGAGAGTGTGACCGAGCGCAGGGTTCGCCCAGATCCAACTCTCCGGATCGGACAGATCCGCCGAAGGTGGAGGCGACCATTCCGCGAAGTAATGGCGGGTTGGTTTCCCTCCGTCGATCGCCTGGAGGCCTTGCTCACGCCAGCGCAACATCGCCCGACTCGCCTCCGTCCCGGCCGTCGAGAACATCGCGCAGAGCGGACTCTTCCTCGCTCGCTGAGACGGGATCAAACCCTGGTCGAGTACCTCGTCGGAGATATCCCAGAGCTCGTCGACGACGATGAGATCGGGACTGCGACCGTGACCGGCTGAAGGCGTCGCAGCTCTCACGTACCAGCGGGAGCCGTCCGGCATTTCGAGTTCGTTCCGCCCGTAACTCCACTTCGCTTTCGCGCCGAAATGCTCCTCGAGGATCGGAGCCAGATCCTGAAAGAGACCGACTGCGAGATCGAGAGCGTGAGCCGTCGAGATCACCTGCTGAGGTGCGCCTCGAATGATCGCTCCCTCCGTCAGCCACCAGCCGACCAGAGCCTTCAGAGCGACAGTCTTCCCGTTCTGTCGAGCGACCGAAACCAGACCAGTCCTGTGACAGAGCTGGCCGGCGTCATCATGAGCGAGAAGGCCGTCGAGGATCTGCTTCTGCCAGGGCATGAGCTCCACGCGAAGATGACGAGCGCTCCACGCTGCCACCAGATGGCCGTATGACACGTCCCCCAATATCGGAGTCTCCAAACGTGCCGCAGATGGATCCGGTTTCTCCGGCCTGGGCCACACCTTCGCCGC